TGTCAACTTCAGATAATTGGTTTCTTTTTAGGATCAACCGTTGTTTACGGTCCTCATTCAAATTTGGCTTATCTCCTTTAGCCATTTCGCTTTCAATACGCCAGATATTGTGATTCAATTTTGTTTGAAGCTTAACAAGTTCTTTTATGCTAAGCGTTTTCAGTTCTTGTAATCGGTGATAGTGTTTGAATACCGGGTGTTTTCCAAGAATAGTTTTATGCTGCTTATAGTAGTCAAGTTCACTATAAATAGCACGATTATCGCGATAGCTAGCTAATAGTTCACTGGCTGTACTAGTACATTCTTCAATTGATGTACAATCTGATAATTTTCTGTGTAAATCTTTGTATCTGTAGTAACTAGAGAATTTATCTGTAACTAATGCTTTAAGTTCGTAGGGGCAATCTGGTGAATCAAGAAATGGAAATTCATCACGAAAACTAATGCGTGTAACTTCACGATATGGTTGTTTGACAACTTTTGACAAATCAATACCCGCTAATTGACACAAGGAACTTTTCAATAACTCTACATTTTTAATCGGGTTAGCTTTCACTAACCGGATCAAAAATGTGTTTTCTGAAAACTTTTCGAGCAACTCAATCCCTTTCAATGGATCACAACCCGATTGCAACCAACTTAGAACTTCTTTTTGCATTACTTTTCGAAACGGCTTTTTTCTGAAAAATTTGACTCAAGAAACTTAACCAATAAGTCATTGTAACCCAGTTCTGAGTTATTCAGGAATTTTTTCCCGACAATATACTTCGAGAATGCTACCGGATCAGTATTTTTAGATACTAACCGAAGCATATAGTTGCCTGTTACTCCATCGATTTGAGAAGGAATATGTTCGAAAAAATACATATTGAAATAGATGGATGGAATAAGAAGTCCTTCTGAGCTTAATTTGGGAATTTCTTCAAATAATAAGACCAACTTTTCCTTTTCGAAAAAGAAAGGTGTGTGTGTATCGTAATTGTGAGTTGGAATATTGGAAGCTAAAGACTTCAAACTATCAATTGTTTTATTACGATTAACTTCATATACCTTTGTAGAATCAGGTATATAAGCCAATTTTCCTTGAGCAGTCAAAATCTGAATGTCGGCCAATAATGTCGGAGAAACGGTGTAAATATCATCGTTCATCCAAACGAATCCATCCGATACACGTTCGTCTGCAATAGCCAGTTTCAACTTATGAAGAGTATCTACCTGAGGATTTTCAGAAACGCGATCAGCAGCAATATGAATTACTTCATCGTTAAACCAATCTTCAGCGTCACCGATCACTACGACTTTAAAATCTTGCCTGAAATTCTTTTCAAGGCTGCGAATAGCATAAAGTAATTCTTTACCCTGTGCCATTTCTTTTAAATAAGGAAATACAACTGTCAAAGGATGTTTGCAGGATTCAATAATTGCGATTTTCTGATCACCCAGACCAGAACCCATACTTCCGGATCCGTAATTTTCTAATTGTTTTTGCTCTTTTTTCATTTTTACATTGTTTTTTGTGGTTGATAATTAGTTTTCAAAATGTCTTTATTTTGCGATAAATTTGCAGAATCTCGCAAATTCACAGCATCAATTTGTTTCTTCTTTTCCATGATAGTGGATTTTATTATTTATGATACAAATTTGCAATTGCAAAAGCAATTAATAAAGGACAAAAAGCCCTGACAACCAAATGTCAGGGCTTTTATACATTTACGAAAACATCAATTAAATTCCACCACCGGTTGAACCTGGAGCAACAACAGTTAAACCTAAAATTGCATTGATAGTAGCACTATCTGTAGCAGGGATCAATGCTTTTTCAATATGACCCAATACGCCTGCAGGGATACTCGATTTCATTTGAACAGAATGTCCGTTCTTTTTTGCAGAATCTTCGGTATCATCCTTAGTAATGAACAATGGACTACCAGGAGTTCCGGCAATTTTACAATCGGTACCATCTATAGGAATTGAAATTACCCCTAGACGCTTGTTGATATTGTTTTCGAAAAATTCCGAAACTTCCAAGTCACTGCCCGGAATATCAAAATCCGCATTATGGATGAATCCACGAGCATCATCATCACCGGTCGAGGTATGATAAACATTGCGGGTACTTTGCGTGTGATAAATAGCAATAGGCTTTTTACCGAGAACAAAAGCAAAAGTAACTACCTGTACGCCTTTTTTATTGCGTATATACGAAGTTACATCGTCCCAATCAAAAACGACAAGATATGCAGCTTTACCTTTTGGTCTGCCGGCATTGTCTGTTTTCTTTGGTACGGAAACTGGAGAATATAAATCATCAGTTGGCATAATATTATAAATTTTAATGATTAAACGGTTTGAAATACGCTTCCCGTATTACCGGGAAGCCTTATTTTGATTCAAATTTCAGTGATTAAATACCACCGCCAACAGATCCCGGTTCAAGATCAGATTCACCAGGAACAAATGAAGCAGGGAGATAAGCAAATACGGCTTCTTCCATTGCGAATCCACAACCTTTCCAAAACTCCATGAAGATTTTCACATCATAGTTCTGAACTTGCATGAATATTTTTGCACCGGCTACATCACGACTTTGAAGATGGATGAAATTTTCTTTTGGAGTGATAACAAACGCTTCAGTTCCGATAAAACCATCAACAGGGGCAAATGTCAATTTGGAGAAATCCAAACGCATCATTTCACCATCCTGATTTTTGGTATTAGGAAATGCCTTTTGGTAAGCACGTCCGTACATACGAATCAAATCAGGGTCAGCATGAATGGTAATAGCCTTACGTTGATATTTGTAAGGAATTGAATCAACCACTTCAGCCATTTTGGCTAAAATATTGGCTTCTGTCAATACTACACCTGAGAGCAACCAGGTTACTCTGTTACCAACTTTAGCTTTCAACTGAGAAAGAATAGTCAATACACCGTCCATTGATTCTTCAGCATCAGAGCCGGCAACACCATCCTGAGTCTGTGTGCGCTCAACAAACTTACCGGTAGCCATAGCAATTTCCAAATCTTCCAACAATTTTGGCAATACCAAGGTGTTAGTAATAAATGGAACAATCGGCATTTGATCCGGTGTCATGTTTTCGTCGTACAAATAAGCGATGTATTGATCAACAATATCTGCCGGGGTAATGGCCACATTCACTTTCAATTTGAAGTTCTTGATAGTTATAGGAGTGAATTTTGCACTTCCTTTAGGAGTCCATTTTGGAGTAAATTGCTGCAAAACACTTGTTTGAATTGCTTCCGTAGCACGCCATTCTGTCTTGTCAGTCAGAATTGTAGTCATGAAGTTCGTAATTGTCAAACCAAGGTTCAACTGACGGAATACATCCAGTTTTTGACCTGTAATATACTTACCAAACTCAGTTTCTAGCTCAGAAGTATTAATGGTGTTATCACCACTATACTGCATAGTTCCTGTACGGAAATAATCAGCTACTACCTTATTGTGCGTAAAAGCCATATTTGGCTTAAATGCCACTACTTTTCCTGCTCCTGCGTTCATGTCGATTTGTTCAGCGTTATCTGGTTCCGGATCCTTTTCCAATAATGCAATGGCTGCATCTTTTTTCTTGATAACTGACAGTGCAGCATCCAATTTCTTTTGCATGTTTGCAACTGCCTGAGCATTTGCATTCACTTCAGTGTCATCCAGCGACATTTCAGTCCCTTTCGCATCTTCGAGAACAAGTTCTTTCTTGAATTTTTCAAGAAATTTTTCTCCGAATTCTTCTTTTAATTTGGTTTCCATTTCGGTAGTCAATGCAGATTTGCCTTCTGCATTTTTGTCAATAGCTTTTACACCAAGAACACCGAGAACCACAGCGAGAATCTTTTTAAAGTCCATAAGTCAAATTTTAATTTATTGTGTAATTATGTATCATATTCTTTTGAATAAGTGCTTTACAGCGATCTACAGCCATGGCCATATCTCCGACATTATCAATCAAACCGCATTCTTTTGCTTTTTCGGCAAAGAACATACGGCCGGAAATCACACCATCAATTGATTGGTCTACTTTTGGCCGGCATTTAAGTACTGTATCCTGAAATTGTTTGGCCAATGGATCCAACTCTTCCGATTTCAACAAGTCGTACTTAGTGGCTTCGTCAGGCTGTGCATTAATGGCATTCATGTAGGGTAAATTTTTCCAATCTGATAGATTAGAATATACGGTATGTTGCTCAATTCCATTTTCTGCGTAGTATTTGGAGTAATCCATGAACGACATCATCACGCCAATACTTCCAATCTGAGCAGATAGGTTATTCCCGGCAATAATTTCATTACAATTACAAGCTACATAGTAAGCAGCCGAAGCGCATAGATCCACACAAGCCACTATCGGTTTACCGTTATCTTGAAAACATTTTATTGCTTCCAGATACGGAGGAATAGCATCGACTGATCCACCACCACAATCAATATCCAAAATACATCCGGATATATTCGGATGACAGGCAGCTTCGCACATTGCTTGAGCAATTTCTACAGCACCGTAACTACACCAGGTACCATATTTAAGCATAGTACCAGAGATATTGAATACGACAATTGTATCTTCCGGACAATTATCGTAAGGGGATGATTGATTTTGAGATTGTGCGGAAACTTTAGCTATAGACCCGGCCAATGTTACCATCATGGGTTTATCTTCCGATAATATGGTGTTGAATTTAGGATCTGAATAGTCACGACTAAGTAACTTTTCAACTATGCTGCGTTGCGAGTTAGCGAATTGGGGAAGGATAAACCATTTCCCTGTCATAACCGCGCTTAGGAGAGTGCTATATTTCATAATTAAAATGTACAATTGTTGATAGTACAATTTTAGTTAGAAACACATGCTAAATAAAGGACTTTTAAACGAGTAGATATTTTGCCTGTTCGGCCGAAGTTCGCTTTGAAATTAGCTTTGTAATGATGGGTAAACCTGAATTTTCGGAGTTTAATACGACCGGATTATCGTTTGTTCCAACAATTTTAATGGACCCGTTACCGTATTTAAGCATAATTATCAGATATTTCCCGGTAATATTTGTAACGGCAATGTCTATTTCTTCGTTTTGACCGCGAAGTGTTATCTGTAGATCCTGTTCAATTGAGGATCCGTTTTCAGGATTAGTTTCCACAAATTCAGCTGCTGAATAGCGAATTATTTCGAATGATCCTATGCATTTGGTATAATTTCCCGGATAATCCGTCATGCTCACCTCAGTGAGTTCTGCGTAACGAATTTCTTGAATGAAGTTACGCTTATCTTTATTGTTTGAAAATTCCATAAGTATAATGATTACCAGAGTTTTAAGTCTGAAATTATCAGAGAAAAACGACAAAAAACAGGCGTTTTGTCTGAAATGTTTTTTAATTTATTGAACTATAGCACTTTGAATTTCACGGATTACAGAATTCAGGTTATTTTCACGTATTCGGTAGTCCATTTTCTTAATTCGGTCGAAAGAAATCACATTTTTCTTGATATTGAACGCTTTTAAAATACCCTCTATGATGACCGACTGTTTGAATTTCTTTTCGTACCCGGTAACGAAGTATTCACGTACTACAAGCTTCCATATTGATTCAATGTGATCATTGATCTGTTGTTCCCGGCAACTTGAAAAATATAGAAAATTGTACTTCACAATATACGCACTATCCGCGCAAATAGGAAGTATCAGTTTTACCGGATTATTGTACTTCTCAAATTTTCGTTTTACAGGAAATTCGCTTACGCACCACATGCTGTCAATATACTTTCCCAATTCGTTTCGCTTATGCAGCTTTATACATCCGTGTTCATCTTCGCCAAATTCATGAATAAGAAAATCATGGAGATCTGGTTTCAAATCGATAGTGATAATTGGCAAATTTTCATTTTTTGATTCCATATCGTTGTTTTTAAAAATATTTTTTCATTCAAGTATTGGCTTTTTTTCCGTCCTACCGTCCTACAGACCTACAAAAAGAGGTTTTTGTGGTACAAGTTACTAATAATAAACAATATACGCAAATTATTTGTATTAAAAATGCGTCCTACAAACGTGTTTTTCGTCCTACAAAGCACATATTTAACTATAAACCGACCTACAACACCAAAATACACCGTCCTACAGCGTCATACAATAATTGCCTACCGTCCTACAGCGACATACAACATAAAATATACATAAACTGATGATTTATACATATATATATAATAATTTTATTGAAAAATAATAATAGTGTAGGTCTGTAGGTCTGTAGGACGGGTTATGTTCAAATATTTTTCAAGTATTATTTAATGTTGATTCTTTTAAAAATAGGGGGTCAGGGGGATTTTATCAATGATCATGGATCAGCAAACGACTGAAATACTTTCGTCTTTGAGAGTATTGGAAAACAAGAACGGCCGGACTTGCGCCCGACCGTTGAATTACCATCGTCTCTGAAGTTAGATCTGAAAAATAATACTTTCGTCTCTGAAATTAGAAAGGTAAATCGCTACCATCACCGGCACCCGGTTCTATGGTCATTTCGCCACTTGATTGCATCGGAGTCGTTTGTACTACTATCGGGCGAATACCGCCCAATATGGGCAGCGCATTGCGATCTGCTTCGCTCATGGCCGTGAATGCTTCTTTATCTATGCTTTGTTTTATGAAGTGCGTATCTTCATACTTTGGCTCCCGGTACCCAATTCCGGTTAAGTTCAGATACACGCCTTTTTCACCTACAAATAACCCGGAATCTTCTACCGGTATAATGATACATTTTTTTGTGGAATTATTTCCTTTTAAATCGACTAATGCTGCACCTGGAATCTTTGTCAGATTCAACTTGATTGCTAAATTGTTACTCATAATGATTGTTTTTATTGATTAATTATTTCCTGTAATTCTGTTGCCGAATAGCGCTGATCGTTTTCGTAGCATTCTACAAACTGTACTCCGTGAATAGTTACCAGTGATTTCATGCTTATTTGCTTACCGGATCCGGTAAGCATGAAATTTGTTTTTTCAGCCCAAATACTTGTATGATTCAGAACACAATCTACTATTTCTACTGAACCTATTATAGCAGAATAAATCCACAATCCATGTGACATGTAAGATTCAAGTTTTTCAATAGTTATCTTTTCCCATTGATTCTTTGTAAATAGTAAAGACATGTCACGGTGTCTATCATCAGGTTTTGCACTTGCATGAATAAGGATTCTTTCTCCTATATATTTTTTTGGACACGGCCATGTTCTATTTTCGATAGGTTTTATATTTGCAAAAATTAGATATACCCATGGTTGTTTTACTGAGAGTGTTTTCATGGTTTATTCCTCCTCTTTAAGATGTTTAATATACTTTTTAGATAACGAGACAAGTAATTCCCAGTAATCATCCTCCATGGCTTCATTGAAAGAATCAAATAATGCTGAATCTCCATTCATTTCAATAGATCCAAAATCTCTATCTAATTTTGTTTCTATCACATATACATTATAATTACAATCGTAAAATGAAAAGCTAAAATCAATTATTCGATTTATTTCATTTCCATCATTATCAGTTTCCCAATTATTTAAATCCATATAATGAAGAAATATATTTTCATTCAAATAAAGTTGAATATTTGAAAAATCCAAATCTTCAGGAATAGTTTCAACTGTCAAATATTTTGGCTTTTCAGTTTCTTGTTTTTCAGCATCAATTTCTTCCTGTATCTTTTTCTTTAGCACTGGAAGTATTTCCTGAGCAAACCGCTCACATGATTTATCTATTTGTTTATTGTGAGCAGTATAAGAAACACCCTGAGCCATTTTTTTTGCAAAATAATCTTCATTTAAAGAAAGAATAAACTCTTTGAATGATTGTTTGCCAATGCTACTCCATTTAAATGAAAAGTTTCCATAATCGGTTACAGAACCGAAAAAGCCGTCTGAAGTAATTACTACCTGTCCTAACCAATTACCATCAGTTGTTTCTAATCGGTAACTTTCTGCTTTAATTTCTGTCATTTTTTTTGTTTTTAGTTGTTGATTTTTATTTTTAAAATGGTAAATCAGTATTACCTTCCGGTGTTTTTTCTCCTGAAGTGTTTACTTCTACGTTTCGTTCAAAGTCAATGTCTATCTGTGTTTTAAGAATATTGTAGTTGAACATATAAGCCGATGTCACTTTTTGCTTTGTAACCATTCGCATACGTGCATAATTGTTGATATTTACGTTTTCACCATCAGCAGTAATAGTTGCATCAGTACCACCGGCAGTTTGTTCGGCTACTTCCCATTTAAACCGGGTACTATTGGTAAGTCCGATAAACGACTGGTTCGATTCAAAGTAAGCACGTAATGATTGGCGCGATAAAGCTTCTTCTTTACCTATAGAGAAGGAGTAAAGTGCATATACAGCTTCGAAATCGATATACAGCACTTTAGTATCCAATGGCAATTCAAATTCTTCAGTTTTTTTGCTACTCAGTAACCGTGTTACTTTCGATGCTGAAGCAATCTTTATTTCACGTCCGATCTTTATTTTATCATGGGTGATCAGCGTACTGATGGTTTGGAAGTAAGTGGTAAGCTTATTGGTACTTGATATGCGTTCCAACTGGCTTAGTACTTTTTCGCGGGCTACAGGAAAGAATTCAGCGTAACTAAATGGCAACTTTAAATGCTGTGCATTTTCCTCTAATAGTCTGCATGTTGCTGTCATTAGAGCACATGCGTTGATTATACGTGTCATACCTTCGGTATTAGTCACCGTCACCCGTATCGATTCTTTCAGTTTTTTTGTTTCTTCGGTCAGAATGCTTAGGTATTTTTTTTCGTATAAGCTCCTTAGTTCTAATATTTGAAGTAGAATGTTAGAAAGACCGGTCTTTTCGGCAGCTTTCAATCGTTCGAAAATTTCTGTTTCTTCCTGCGTAAAATCTCCACCTTTTCTGTAAGGTACATCGCACATAATACAGCGGTTACTCAATGCACCGTCGTCCTGTTGTGCAGCTTCCTGCCCGAGCAATACAATGCTTGCATAGATAGCGGAACTATCAAGCTGTTTGGAGTTTACATCCTTTACTTTTATTTTACCTTCGCCATCCAGTGTAGCAGCTTTCAATCCTTGAAATTTTGCTTTGCTGATATCGCGGTCGTTGTATTCTTCCATTACCACCGGCACATTGCGGATAGATTCAAGGATCATAAACATACCCGCATCCGATCCGGTATTCAGGTTGAATGCCGGTGTAGTATCGGCCATGTATAGGTTACGAATACTTTCAGCTATCTGACTCTTACCGGAACTGGTAGGACCAATAAAAAACAGTGCTGTAAAATATCGACGCATTTCGAAAATATAATCGCGGAAAGCGCATGTTATGGCAAAAAGTGTCGCCCATTTACCGTTATCGTTTACCGAGTAAACACTGTCCATCAGCATCGCCCAATCGTCAAAACTCAGTTGTTTTTCGTCCGGTATATCCCTATAAACTAAATTACGTGCCTGGTTGAATGAACTATTGTCTCCATCTTCCGAAATACGGATTTTTGAAAATACAGGGCTGTAAAAATTGTCGTTTTCGTGCGATACTAAACCGAGTTCGTCCACTTCATCCACTTTGTATTCGCCTTCTACCTTGTGGAAAATAGCATTACCAAAGGCAAAGAACCCTTTCGGGTGTTGTCCGAATACTTTAATCGCCCGGCAATAGCGAAAACCGTAGGACATATTCATCCATATTTTTTGGAATTGGTTTTTGTCGCCAAAGAAATTGTAAGGACCTTCGTTTACCAATTTTTCGTGCACTTTTGGCAAAGCCGAAAAAACAGTCGATTTCCATTCTACATACCTGTCTAATTTCGGATCTAAGTGGCAAAGTTGAATAACACGTTTATTATTCGCATCGTCGTTTTCGTTGTCGTAAACGTGAAGTAGTGGTTTAATATAGAAGTCGGTAATAGGGAAGTGACTACTTCCGTTTTGGTTCTTGAACATATAGGCACAAAAGCGCCCTTTCTTGTCAGCCAGTGGATAAAACCCCCAACGCATATACACATCGCTCAATGCCTTATCGTCCTGAACATAGGTAGGTATTATTTCAGCATCAATGTTTAGCGTATCGTTTAGTTCGCCTAGTCGTTGGTTATCAATAAGCGTTTTATCTTTCTTTTTTGCAAGAAAAGGTTTAAGCACTTTTTCGAGCGATCCTTGTGTTAGGCCTATCTTTTTAGCATATTCACTATTCATTACTACCCGCACCGTAGCGTCAATATCCGATATTACTTCAGCGCACCGGCCTACTATTTCCGACTTCTTACTTCCGTCGGTAGTGGTTACCAAAATAGCAGAATAGCAATACAGGTAGTAGTCACAAAAACTCTTTTTTTCTCCATCAATTTCAATGGAGAAATCAAATCCATTTTTGTGCATATTTTTCAATAGCAGCAATTCTTTTCCGTCGCCTTTATCATCGGTTGGTTGAAGTTCAGAGAATGAAACTACATTCAACTTACTTATTTTCGACCGTAACGATTGAATATCTACCATTGATGGATTACCAACGGCCAATAGCGTAGGAGTTTCGCTGTATTCGTCAATAAAATCGGATTGTTTGAACACCAATGTGCATTCGTCCTCATCCGTAGCTTCCATCAGTTCCACAGCATCTTCCACACCATAAAAACCATGTTTCCACTTTTCGGTTTTCAGTTCCTTACTCGGTTTTGCCTTATCTTTCAGTACATTTAACGAAACATTAAATGTATTTGCTACAGTTTTTAAATATTTCTCTCTAAGGTATTTATCCGGCACGGCTGCAATACATTCGCAAAGCTGATCCAATAACTTTGCACTATCATAGTCACTCGCTTTAGCTACTTTTTTAGCTTCGAAAAAGTATTCGATAAACGACATTTCACGATTTCCAATCAGTACTGCTAAATCTTCATCGCCCGAAGCTTTCGCGTAATCGTCCGGGTCTTGCCCATCAGGCAATAAAATAGCCTTTACATCGAACCCATGAGCGAGTAATGTTTTAGCATTCGAAATACTGGCTTTAAGCCCTGCATTGTCGGTATCGTATATTTGTACCACCGTATTGGTAAATCGTTTCAACAAGCGCGCTTGTGCGTCGGTGAGTGCTGTTCCCGAACCGGCTACTGCATTACGAACTCCATGCTGAGCAAACGAAGCTACATCAAACTGCCCTTCCAACAGATAAGCTTTATTTGCGTTCGCAATAGCTTCTTTTGCCTGGAACAATCCGAACAATACATTTCCTTTGTTGAATAATACGGTATCGCCTGTATTGAGGTACTTTGCAGCCTTAGCCGTGTTATCGGTTATCCGTCCTGTAAATCCTATCGGCTTGCCATAAAGATTCAAATAGGGGAATATAATGCGTTTACGGAAAGTATCGTAAGTAGTTTTACTTTCGTCGGAAATACGACTTACATCAGCTGCCAACAGCAGATCCATATTATAGCCACGTTTCACTAATTCACGTGCTATCTGATTGTCGGCATTGGCATAACCGATACGGTACAGATCAATCGTTTCATCGCTTAGCTGACGAACATTCTTCACGTATTCGATAGCCGGTGCAAATGATTTCAGATTTTCGGAGAATTGCGCTTGCGTTTCTTCCAACACATTGTAAACCGATTCACGTTGGCGTTCTTTGGCTATTTCTTCGGGTGTTTGCTTTGCTTCCGGTAGTTCGATATGATACACGTTAGCAATCGATTTGACAGCTTCCACAAACGTAACCCGGTCATGCTCCTGTACAAATTTGATAGCGTCACCACTGGCACCACATGCAAAGCAACTGTATATTCCTTTTGCCGGTGAAACAACTAGCGACGGTGCATTGTCGGAGTGAAATGGGCAGATCCCAACATGATTTTTTCCTTTTTTGGTAAGTTTTATTGACTTTGAAACAATTTCTTCGATAACCATGCGGTCACGAACTTTTTGGAGTATCTCAGGAGTAAAATAGTTCATAGATTATTTATGATTTTCGAAAAGTTCAGTTTGGCGGACTTCGTAAATATCCTCCAACGTAACTTCTAAATAGTTTGCGATTCTTTTTAATTCATCTTCTTTAATAACTTCTAACCCTTTGAAAATAGACCAATATCTTTTTTGCCCCATCTGTACAGCGTCGAAGAATGTGCGGGTAGGAGTGAAGCAATCCACATCTTTAAACTTCTTTTTCAGCAACTGGTACAATAAATTTCGGTGCGTTACGCATAACCGTGGATCATGGCGGTTTCGGTGAAGGAATAAATTCAAAGCTCGTTCGCTTCGTCCAATATCTTTCGAAATTTGCGGAAGTGGTTTATCGTGGATATGCTTATACACATATCTCTTCTGTGCTGTGGACTATGGTTTCATATTTCTTTGCTTTTAGTCTGTCAAGTAATGGTTGGTAATAGTTTCTATCAAATTTGTGCTTCAGTATTGTTCCGTCGGCATTAAATTCGTAATCGTAGTTTGTTTCGGATATGTAGCAGCAACACAATTTTACAAATAAATCAATCTTTTCAGCATTCGCCCATTTTTCTACAGCTATCCATTCGCCAAATTTCAAGTTATCAAGAGTATCATACACCCATCGGTGATAACCCCAGAATGATCGTTCTCCCATTTCATGAATGTACTTATCAATCCATGTCGGATCTGATAGTGATTTTAGTTGTAGATGTTGTAGGCTCATAATCGAATATTTGCTATCGGGGATTGTATACGTGAAACTATATTATGCGAAATATGGGTATAAATAGCCGTTGTTTTTACAGAATTATGACCGGCTAATCGCTGAATTAAATTTATGTCAACACCATTTTCGACCATGTGCGTAAAACTACAGTGACGGATCAGGTGAGTATATACACGCTTATTGTCAATCTTTGCTTTCTTTGCCAATTCCTTTACAACTGACAATACACTTGTTTGCGAATACTGAATCGAAAACTGACCATTAAGAACATATTCCTTCGGTTTATACTCCTTGTAGTATTTTTCGAGCAATGGGATAATGTTTTCCGGCAACATTACCTGACGATCCTTTTTTCCTTTACCTTCGATGATATTAATCACCATTCTCGATCTGTCAATATTGCACTACTTCAAATTCAATAATTCCGAAACTCGCAAACCGGTAGAGTAAAGCAACGAAAGAATAACCTTATGCTTCGTATTAGTACAGGCAGTAAACATGCGCTGTATTTCTTCCTGACTAAGCACTATAGGTAACTTTCTACTTTTATGCGGGTACTGCACATTATCCAACTTCCGTGGCTGACGGCCAACTTCTGAGTAGAAATACTTAATCGCACACAAATAAGCCTTATGCGTTCCCGGATTAGTCATCGCACCTAAAAACTTTTTAATCCGATCAGCCGATATCTCGGAAGGCTTTGTAAAACCTTCCTTTTCGAAATGCTGTAAAAACTTAGTGATACAAGCCACATAGCTATTCACCGTATTTTCAGAATATCTTTTATACCGAATACTTTCGGAAAGTTGACGTGTGTAGTTTCCGATATTCATAATATATTTAGTTTAAAATTAGAAGTTTATAGACGTTTTTGATAGATAGTAGTTAGGCAGCATTTAAGAAAGAGCCTCCAAGTAATCACGAACCCAATGAACTTTTAAACCAATTCGACTTCCACTAGACAATGAACCAAACATTAAATCTTCGTCTCCGTCCATTCCTTTAAAAATACCAGTATATGTTTCACCATTTTTCAAATTTAAAACGACTACTTTGTTTTCGTCACAATCTTCGATTTCAAAGCCTTTTTTTAATTCCATTTCGATTGATTTTCTACCTTCTTTAAAATCTATTTCTACCGTTGCGATAATTTTTTGTTCAGACATAATAATTTATTTTAAGTGTTTAATAATTTTATTTGTAACAAGAAAAGAGATAAACGACTGCCTAACATACGCCTATTAAACATAGCCACATAAGCGGTTTAGCGGTTTGACAGTTTTGTACAGTGGATACGTTTCATAGCCTAATCGTTATCGTTCAGTTTAAAAAAAGATTAGTAGCGAAACGAAGTGAAGTGAATAATAGCCATTGATTGTGATAAATCGTAACCTTTAAACCATTCTTTGAAATCTTCGAGCGATAAACCGTCATTTTTTGCAATAGTGGATAATGATAATCCGCCATTCAAACTGGTTAATGCTACATCATGATTTTTCAAAGCTCCACTTATCATAGTATCAGAAAGGTTTAATAATTGAATCCCAATACCTGAATTTTTGTCAAGTTGGCAAATTTCGACCTGTTTTGAATTATAAGGCTTATCACTCCAGTAACGAATAGAAAGAATTGCTTTACCGTTTTGAATTTCTGAAATACGTTTTGCCCACAAGGGATAATTAGCTCTAATTGTGTGTATTTTACTCGGACTATTATCCGGTAAATCATAAGGAAATTTACCCAATATCTGTTCAGTAAAATAAGTTGCTTGTCCCGATTTTTTGTGTGTTTTTGGGAATTTTACACTAACTGTTAATACATAAGTTTTCATATAGTTGATATTAAATTGTTTAAATCGAAAGAAAGAAAAACCGAAACGATAACACACGGCTATCAGTTGCAGCCTACTGCATCGGTTATTCAGGTTTATATCTCGCATGTGCTTCATCGGTTTTAGTGCAGCGAAGTAGCCAGTAATCGGCTGCACTCATAGCCTCGGTCGTTATCGGTAACTTAAAGAAAGATGCACCGGGTAATAAGTAATAGCATCTGTTACAGTATCATTTCCATAATACCAAACATTACCGTCTGAAAGCTCTTTAAACTCGGTAATTTTTGTTTCTCTAATATTTCCTCTTGTATTTTTGTACGGAACTATATCACCTACTTTAAAATTTGAAAATTCAAGCATTTTTCTAAATCTACCTGATTCAACAGTATCGGCTATTTTACCATTTTCAAACTTTAGTTTGTATGTGTATATATTATATGCGAAAACTGGACCTTTGCCATAATTTTCGTAATATGGACACGACTGAATATCTAATATTCGACATTTAATGTAATTTGATGAAGTATCATTATACATTATCTTTTCGTTTAAGTGAAATCTTATTTCTGGCATTGTTTTAAAGATTAAGAATAAGCTACCGATAACAATTGCTATGTTTATAAGCCCGCTTTTTCGGTTATTGAAAGTTATTTACTCGCTTGAAATTTTGTCTAACGTTTGAAAGCTATGCACCCGTAATTGGGCTTATAATCATAGCAGTTGTCCGTTATCATTCATTTTAGAAAGAAATCCGTGCGTTTTCGAAGCTCAAAGTTAAATAAACAACATTTGTTGCAACTTTAACATTAATTATTTGGATTGTATGCAACAATCGTTGTATCTTTGTATCACAAACAACAAGTAATACATACAATTAAAAAATTAAACATTATGAACTCAACTAACAGCACATTCGACATTTTCTTTAATGATGATTCTAATTCTAATAACTTAGGTTTCAAATCTTCTCTTGAGTATTGCAAGGATTATATTGAAATGCACAATAGTAGTAATCATTCTTACTTTTCTGATTACAAAGGCGGTTCAGTATCAATCGTATGTAATGAAACAGAAGAAGTAGTATTTGAAACAGAAGTTTTATGAATCCTGCTGAATTAATCAATTGGGGAGAGCTTAGCCGGTTACTGGCTGGCTCTCGTTCCGTTGTAACTAAAAATCGTATGCCACAAAAACATGAGCAAACAGTTCAAAAGTTACTTGAAGCAATTCAAAAATGGGACGAAGAAAGAAAAAACGAATGATAACACTCAGCTAAAATCACTGGCGGGTTATATGCTTTTAGAAGTATTATAGCCCGCTTTTGTTTTTCCTTACCCCGACAGTTCATCGCCCGCACTCGCCAGTGCTATTAGCTCTATCGTTATAAAAAAAAGGTGAGTGTTGTGCCCCGAGACTTTGGGCTCCATTAAAAGATTGTTCACATCTATATTTTTTTATTGTCCCGTTTCACTCACCTTTTTATCTGTTGGCAGTCTTTCTCTACCACCACCTGAACGCTTTCAGAGTGGGCACCTTGTCGGGTATTATAATTTTGAATTTTAGATATTATCAAACAAACTATCGCAAAACCTATGATTGACATTATTATCGCTTTAAAAAGAATATCGTTTCTACAATCGTACTCACGTTGGAGCTGTAGTTTAGTTTTGTTCTTTTTCATGTCAGAATGACTGTTATAATTAATGCTGAAAAATAAATCAACAATATAGCTGCACATATTTTATTAGCTTTATTCATGTTCATACTATTTAAATAAATTGTAAATATCTAATTTTTCAGGAGTTAGAAACAATTCTTTCTTTTTTGCTTCCATATATTTTCTAAAAATAGGTTCAAGCTTTTCCATCTTATCATTGTGTGGATTTTTTACGGCCAACATAGGAATTAAGTCCTCTTTATCTCCATGATAGCGACCAAAATAAATCGGAAAATCATGCATTTCTACCAGTAGTCCCGCATTTCTAAATATAGAAATAGCATCCTCATTTGAAAAAACAAGTTTAATTTCTATCATATAATTATCGTTTTAAAAGGAAGTGACCGTTCTTTTGATCTTTTCTATTCCATGACATGCATGGGAAAGGAAATTCATCGGTATTAATAGAAATACAAGGTTTTAGTAGTGAGCATTTTGAACAGTTCACATTAAATGAGAAGAATGGACGTTTGAACTTATGCATTTCAGAAAAATGAGCTACAAGCTTCTGATCTGTAGATATAGTATAATCATTGATAAATACTATATCATACTCAGGATATGATTTTTTTTCTCTGTAGCATTTGCCATTTTCATCCCATAGGTATAATTTACCATCTGGCATATATCCCAATGCTGCTGAAACTCGGCCAGTAGGAGAATTGATATTTAATATGTCTACTTTCATTTTTAGTAGAGCAGATTCGAAGGCTTCAATTGAGTGTGTCATAAAATTTAATTGTTTATATAGTCTACATATTCAGTTTCTGATTTACGAGCTCTTTTAGCTCTTCGTGTCCTCATATTGAACTCGTTAGGATTGAATAATTGTAAAATCACAAATAGTAGTAATATCGAAGCGACTTTTTTACGCGCAAGTGGAGATAAATCCATTGAAATATTAAAGTGAGTGCAAAAAAACCAGGCAGATAATTCATTTGATTTTGTAACCTCAGTTATTTCGAAAATTCTTCGAATAGTGTTAGTAATAGTATTCAATGATTTTTTCAAAATATTGGAACAATCTTTAGCAGTTGCACCCCAAGCTATTAATTCAGCTATTTGTAATTGCTTCGGAGCTAGTTTTGCATTTATATTCATAGCTAGTCTCCCCAAATATCAATAATTCCTTTTTCTGCAAAAATTTGTTCTATTATTTTTACTTCGGAAGCTTTTGGCTCTACATCACCATTCAGCCTGTTATACCAACTGGTTCGGGAGTTTAACCCTAATTCAGCTATCAGCTTGCTCTTTACTTCTTCAGCATCACCAACCTGAACCTGTAAAAATCCTTTTTTAAATGCGTACCTTTTCATTTGTTATTTAATTGAGTAGTATATTTTTGCTATTGTTATAAGTCAAATAATTTTGTACGTTTGTACTTTATAATTGAACATGTGCAAAAATACTATATAGTAGTTTTATGCACAAGTAAAATAGCATATATTTTACTACAAAGTATTAATTTAGAATCATTCTAAACATAAAAGTCATGAATTTACCTGAAAAAATAAGACTTTTACGCAAATCGTTGGGTTATAATCAGACTGATTTTGGTAATGAATTAGGCTTAGAACAAGCCGGATACGGTCATTTAGAGAGTGGAAAAACAAAAAAAATTTCTAAAAGTGTCAAAATAATTCTTGAATTAAAATTCAATGCGAATACTGAATGGTTAGAAAACGAAGATCAGGATATATCAAAAATGATAAAATATAACTCAGTAGTATCTGAATCGAAAGAATTATATAGCAAATGTAAAAATTGTAATGAAAAACAACAAAGGATAAAAGAACTTGAAGATATAATTGAATCGATAAATAAACTAACCACTAAAAAACAGAACTAATGGAAATATCAGGAACTGAAATAGAAAGAATAAATGATAATTTTAATGTAGAACACAGTAAGCTAACATCATTACTCTTTAATGAAAGTAATGACATACGCGAAGTAGATATGGATAGAATAAAACCTCAAGTAGATAAGTGTATTATAGATCTACTCCGGTTTAAACACTTGAAAGAGATTAAGTAATAATCTATTTTTTTGACTTGTACCGGTACTAAAACGGGACATAAACGACAAAAAATAGAAAACACAAATACTAATAATCAAACAATTAGATAATCAAAAAGTGAGTAATGGAATCCCGCTACCCCGACAGAAAACAGCGAAAATCCTTTACTATAAAGGTTTTTCGCTGTAGTTGTTTAAACCACCCGGGACAAAAACGGGACACTTATGTAAAATTACAGTTAGAAACTTTTTACACTTTTGGTTTTCAGACCTTAAGCGTAAAAAAAAATGCCTACAAGTTTCAAAAATCAGAGCAGCTCGCTCAAGGAAATAAAATCATATACTCCTCCAAAACTCTACACTGGTAAAGAATGGTACGTTGGATTCAAAGCTTTTGATCCATCCATTAACGACATGCGTAGAAAAAAAATCAAGGTAAATTTTATCGAAAGGATAGGAGATAGGCGTAAATATGCTGACGGGCTTATTATTCGTCTGAATTCGAAATTGGAACGTGGATGGAACCCATGGATTGAGACTGAAAACGGTAAAGCCTATCATACATTTACGGACGTTTGCACTCACTATAAACGTTTTATATCTAAAATGTTGGCAGATAATGAATACCGGGAAGAGACTTACATATCTTACAACTCGTATATAGTTAATGTTGAACGTTGGAACGCTTCACGGAAAAACAAAATAACCTACATTTATCAGTTCAATGCTGAATTTATTGAGGATTTCATTGAGCACATCCACATTGAGCGAGATAACTCCATGCAAACTCGTAATAACTACCTTCGATTCATACGCATGTTTTGCAGTTGGCTAGTTCAACACCGGTATGCGAAAGAAAAAGCATCCGACGGATTTATGATGATTTGTAAGAATAAAATCAAAAAGCAACGGACCATTATATCCGAAAAAGATATGGATAAGCTAAAAGAACATGTCGGAAACACAAATAGATACTATTTGTTAGCCTGCTATATATTGCATTATTGCTTTATTCGACCCAAAGAAATGAGTTTACTCAAGCTTGAAAACTTTTCACTGGTAAATCAAACAGTATTTATAGGCGAAGATGTTTCAAAAAACAAAAAAAATGGAACGGTTACGCTTCCGGCTAAAGTGATTCATTTAATGGTAGAATTGAAAATATTCGATAATCCGGGTAGTTGGTATCTGTTTTCAACTAAATTCAAACCTGGAAAAGAATACCACAGCGAAAAACAATTTCGTGACTATTGGTCCAAGTACGTTCGGAGGCCGTTGAAATTCGCATCAACATATAAATTTTATTCATTAAAAGATACAGGAATAACAAATATGCTACGAAAATATGACTCTATAACGGTACGCGATCAGGCACGTCACGCTGATATTTTAATGACAGACACTTATACACCGCACGATCTACAGCAAGCCAATGACTTGATAAAAAATCATGACGGAAATTTTTAAATAATAAAGGCATCCTATTATAGGATGCCTTTATTATTTATTGCTACATGTTATTTTCCTTACCTCCTAAATATTCTCTTTATCAAATTCCAAATAGGCACATACCATTTCACCTGGTAAATTAGAATCGTGATCCCATATCCAAGTACCAAACCGATAAGAAACCATTTCCACCAGTTACTAGTCTGTTCTGTTTTCGTTGATACTTCACTTTTGAGTGAAGTATTGATTTTAGTAAGGCTATCAAGCTTTGAATCATACTTCTTTTTGAAATTAGCTTCAAGTTGCTGAATTTCTGACTTGCTGAGATTTGTCTTGCTATTTTCTTGCAAGTTCTTATCATTCGATTCAATATTTGTAATCGTTGTTTCCGATGCCAATGGTGGACGATTCGTTCCAGGAACTATTGGTTTTGTAGTATCATAAATTTTTGTATTTGTCTGATAGTTTCTTTTCCAATTTTCAAACAATTGCATTGCTTTTATATTACTTGAGTCAATAGCCAAAGTGCTGTTTTTTTTCAATTCACCATTCTCCGTTGTTGAATTTTCATTTTTCACTTCAGTATTCGTTTGTTGCTTTTGAGTAATATCCGATTTTTCTACTTTTTTAGTACTAGCACAGCCCGTAAGGGAAAGAGCCAACAATAATGCAATGTAAATCGCATATCCGATTTTTAATTTTAATACTAGTTTTTTCATGACTGATTTATATTATGACATAACCGTTTTCGCTTTTGCCTGATTGTTTGATTGCTAGTAATTGTTGCCAGGTATGGCCGAACGTCTTTTCAAAGTGAGGTTTATCCACTATTGATCGAAAGTCACCACCCCAAGCATAACCGGCCAACTTGAAAGCTTTCACTGCTTCCATCCAATCCGGGGTTTTATCGTTGTCAAAGTCTTTTACCGTGTCCCAAATAGTTTTTCCACCATCGGCCAGACAAAAGTCAAAAGCAAGGCCATAATTGTGGATAGATTGACCACCCTTTGCGTTTGTTACTTTCGGTCGTTGACCATATAGAGCATCTTGCTCAGCAAAAGTTCTTAGTCCCTGAGTAACGATCATTTTGACACTCCCAGTCAAAATTTGCGTGTTTATCTTATCAACTAATTGTCGAACTTCTTCGCGGATCAGTGGGTGAAGTGTATCTATTTTGCTCATTTTGCAACCTCCTTTTCTTCAGCATCTACAATATCAGCCACATCAGCACCTACCAATTGACGGAATTTGAACGAAATTAAATGATAAACTACGGATATAAATCTGTTTTTTGGATAAACCGTTTTCAGATTTTTCAGTCCGTTACGGAAATAATAGTAGATTGCAATAGCAGTAAGGAATTGAACAACATAGGCACTTTGACTCTGATATTTCATCAGATCAGCGATGATTTTCAGAAGATAAGTTACAAATGTTATTAGTAGTAACTCCATCAAACTATCTTTGAATTTATTCCCCTGAAAATTTTTCAGGAAAATAGGCGGAAAAATACGCTGGATAGTAAGTTTTACTTCATCTGCGCGGAAACCGGCTAAGATATTGAATGCAAAAGCAATACTTAGCGCTGCTAGAAAAGTAATTGTGCTGTCCAAATATGCTGCGATAGCACTTGTAGCTGTAATTAGAAATGCCTGTAGAAAATCAATTTTTGTGTTCATCTAAAATTATTTTATGAGTTATATATTTCGGTGCGTTCTATAAACTATATTTTGACTTAAGGTAATCAGTAATAATACCTTCATTTATTGTTGTGTCTGCAATTTTTCTAACTATAAACTCTGATACTATGCCAAAAAAATCGAAATTCAGTCCTCCAATCGTTAAACCACCACCGGCAGCAGTTCCTAAATTTCCACTTTGTCGAACTCCGTTAACGTCTAAAAATGAGCCATTACCATTGAATAGGACTTTATTCAAAATAAATTTTTGTGGATCATAGGAAGAAACAAACTGTAACACATTGCCACCGTAAGCCAATGTATTGTGTAGTGTATTAGCGTAATTAATATACAAAGACATGTCATCAAAATTGTTACCACCAAACAATTGCCGTTGAGAATTAAATGTTTCTCCATGTTTGAAAACAACATACACCATTTCTGGTTGATTTAATGTAAAAGGAGCTGTTTTCAAAATAGTTCCGGTCATTGATAATCCATTGACCGTTGGAACTGGAAGATGAGATCCGTATAATGATATGCTTGTTAGGCCTCTGTTATTTCCGCTTATATCGTTAACACTAACCACCTTTCCATCTCCATTAAGATTTAATGTAGATGGATCGCAGAATGTATACCAACAAGCTGTATTCCCATCGTCTAAAATAGGCAATCTTGGAGCAACTGGTAGAGCATTATTGAAAGCATTATATCTATACATAGAACCAGCTTCTTTTTGTAATAGTGAAAACCGCATACATTATGCAAATAATTCATTAAAAGGGATGTCAAGGAGTGTTATACCATCTTCTTGCCAACCTGAATTGATATCAAAGGCTTGATGGCTACCTTCGGAAGCAGTATCGTTATATTTTGCAACTTCGATTAATCGACGGGCATTTTCGTCGTTGGCTATAGTTCTAGCCTGCACTTCCATCGTACGGTCATAAATCTTTTGCTCAACATCCGTCAAAGTTACCGTTCCAAATTTCGCCATGATAGGGGCGTTCACCATTGAAAGCTTATCAAAATTCGATTCTAGTCGAACCTTTGTATTTGCTTCAATTTCGCGTTGATTAATCGATGAAATCAATTCATCCAACGATTTGAATACATAGTTTGTAGTAGTTTGAAATTCATTTACTTTCACAAAAAAACTATTTTTATTATTCGTCGGAGCAATATTTTGTACTGTTCGGTAAACACGCATATCAGGCGTTGAGTTATTATTTATGGTAGCCATAATCAATAATTCTTCTTCCGGATTTGCCAAAGTAGGGTCAAACTGAGGGTCAGCAGATGGCATTGAAAGATTAGATGCTAATATTTGATAATCAACTCCACCAATAGGGTTTTCATAATTACGTGGGGTTACTTTCCAAAGAATTTTAATTGCTTGCATAATACTTTATTTAAATTGTTTTATTCATCAAAATTGATAACACTAAGTTTTTACCGGTTTCTGTGCCGCCGACTTGATCAACAGTAATAGTTCTGATATCACCTGCACTAAAAACAGTTGGGCTTGTCACTAAAACTGGATTAATAGTTTTGTGTAAGTTTCCTACGGAAATTTTTGGTTTAGTTGAAAATATAGACGTTCCGTTTTTTTTCACGTCAACTATAATATCATAATCAGTTGGCGCAGTAGTAGCTTCAAGGTAAATTTTATCAGTAGTAAAATTATGAGCTTCTAAAATTGTATGACTTGCTTTCACGCCCAATTCTATTTTTGCATCTAATCCGGAAAGAACATACTGAGCCGTTTCGGTTGAACTTCCATGCAACGAAGCTAACCACTGAGCCTCGGTACCAACAAACCCATTAGCAAGCGCTATTTGATAAGCTGAGAGTCCATCCGAACCATACAACGAAGCTAACCACTGAGCCTCGGTCCCAACAAAACCATTAGCCATCGCTATTTCATAAGCTGAAAGTCCATCCTCTCCATCCGAACCATACAACGAAGCCAACCACTGAGCCTCAGTACCAATAAAACCATTAGCCACTGCAATCTCATAGGCTGAAAGTCCGTCATCACCGCTAGGACCATGCAACGAAGCTAACCACTCAGCCTCGGTGCCAACGAAACCATTAGCCACTGCAATTTCATAGGCTGATAATCCATTACCACCACCGGCAGCATCATCAGTTACCTTTGTAATTACACATACAACCACATAAAGCGGCCTGATATCAATAGAATCTCCCTTACCAATTGTATTAGTTTTTCCAAGAGATGCTTCAACTAATGACTTTCCGTAAATATCATAATCTTGATTACCTTTTTTATGATTTGTAGACCAAACTGGAGGTCTATTTTCATTATCAACTAAAGGTGATTCAGGATCATTACTATTCGCAAAGATGTAAAAGTAGGTAGGAGGTAATTGATCTTGAGTCAAAGTAAGAGAATTTGACCCGCCTACATTGCCAACCTTTCCATAATTTTCGACTCCTGGTTCCGCTTCGTAAGGCATAGGCTCTTTGGCCGAATTATATCCGAGTATAAACCGATCACGCAGATCAAGGATAGTAACTCCATTAACCTTAACTCCACCATTACCATCGGCCAGAACAAAACCATCCGGGATGGGTCCTAAATTCAGATCCCAAAACATAGACATCCCCTTTTGTATTCCGGATCCTACTTTTGTTTTTATATCAGCAGCAATCTCATCAAGTGCATCATTCACCTTAGCGAAATTCGCTTTTAATATAGCGCGTGCCTGAGCACCGGTACCATTCGTACCATCCCACGGTTTTATATCTTCAAATGATTTCTTTGCCATATAATTATCTTTATTCTTGGTTC